GGATACTGTAAGTGGAACTGCAAAAGATATTCCTGAAGGGAAACAGCTCTGGATTTTAATTTATCCAAAAAATGCATTAAAATATTATCCTCATCAAGTAGATATTAAAAATGATAGAAGTTGGAAATTTACTGCTCAGTTCGGTCAAGAACATAATGTTGGTGATAAATACGACATATTAGCTGTATTGGCTGATAAAAATGCTTCAAACAATTTTGCGACGTATATTAATACTGCAGCAGATAATAATTGGCCCGGAATGGAGAATCTTCCAGAGGGAACTGATAAAATTACTACTATCACTGTAATTAGAGAATAATTTAAGGAGTGATTTCGGTTCTGTTGCAAAAAATCTGGCACTTTTACAAAACCAGTGAAAAACGTCATAATTGGGATATTTATATGCTATATACAGGTCAGTAATAATACAAAAAGCAATATTTATATTCGTAAAAATATACCTTGTTTTGTACTTATTTTTCTTGATAATTTTGTACTTGAATGATTGTTATTTTTTGCACTTTATATAATTAAATGATTACTATTCTTTGTACTTTATGCACTGCAATATCTCTTAATTTTTGATTATTTTGTACCGCTATTATTTTTATTCTTTGTACTTTATGTAAGTCAATGTCTCTGAATTTTCGGTCGTTTTGTACTCGAATGGTACTTCTTTTTCTTATTTTATGAAATTAAAAAAAGATAGTATGGAAAATAACGGAAAATACACTGGATTCAGAAGAAACAGTTTAATATGTCAAAAACATTTGATTAAGGAAAGATAAGATTGATGGAGTTACAGCCTAACACCTGCAACCCCAAAATGATCCCCAGTACGAGGAAACATTATGATTTCGTGTAGTTGTAACTATGGTATATTCAGTCATAAACTTTTCGATTGCCCTATGATCGTCTCCTGTTCAATGGAGATGATTCGATGAGTGCTGTCCTTTCTGCACCTGCAATGAATCCTTTTTTTAAAACTCTTGATCCAGAGTTCAAGAGTTCTCTAAGGGAATTAATGATCACCCTTGTTAAAGAGGATCAGGAATTTCGAGAAATCCTAGCTGCTATTATTGAAGAGTGTAATGTGAAATCAGAAACACCTAACAGGCTTGCAGTAATAGAAACAATAATGGGAATTGCTGATTTTAGAGGTATTTCTGCTCTTAACGGTAAAGAAGAAGACCCGACATTTCCAGAACAGTTCTCTTTGTTGGCTAAACGGATTGACAATTTAACTGAACCTATTCAGGAAACCGTAATTGAACCTCGAACAAGCTTAGAATTCAAGGCAACTGAATTTGCAATACATGTAAGGGATGTTGTAATTAAGAAAGGAAAGACGTTTTTGAAATCAAATGAAATTATGGACTTTATGAAAAGCGGACTTTCTACACCTTATCGCATGAAAGATATTAAAAATCCGCGGCAATTCAAGAAGGATGTTATTCAGAAAGCAAGTAAAATGTTTCCCTTTATTGTTCTGGATAAGAAAAAGAATGGCAGAAGAGATGTACGGATCAGATACAAACCAGAAAACGATACCAGCCAGCTTAAGCGTACGGATGCATACATACGGTCAGAAACAACTTAACTAGAAATAAGGGGAATATGCAGGCTACCTGAACATAAAACGACACTTTAACGATATAACAAAGAAAACCTAAAAATAAAAAGGTTGTACTCTGTTGAATAAGTAGTATAGTAGAATATGAATAGCTATGAATATAATAACAAGAATAGTTAAGAATGATAGCAATAACCTCTTTTTTATTTTGAATCTAATTTTGATCGTATGTATGGATAGATTCCATACAGCCCATACGGTATCTATTAGATACCACCCAGGCAGACTATGCTAATCTCTAAGGAAGCATTTTCACATATCTTGTTTTTAGCTTTGGAAGCGAAGGTTGCACGCCGCATACAAAGAGTAGAGGAAAGTTCTTTATTTTAAAAACTCCATAAGTATATCATAGGAGTGATAGATTATGGTTAACCTCAAAAAACTAATCAGAAAGACTAAAAAACCTTTAAAGGCAAATAAAGAAGTAATAACAACTTTCAATAACACAGTTCAGACTTCTATGACCGCTGCCGTAACCGAGATATTGGCTTTTGGTGCATTACATGGATGAAATAGAGAAGGACGTTCAGGAAACTGTATGCTCCTTTGGGAAAGAGATTTTGGAATAAATAGCACTATAGAAAACGAAACAGAATTATCTCTAGATCGGGATTTGAAGCCTAGGCTAGAATAATCCCATTCTTTCTTTTTTTATTATCCTTTTTATTTTTATGTTCTTTTATGGCACGGCTGACTTTAAACTAAGTCTAATTTATGATAGTGTGAGAAGGTTTATCCACAAGTACAACATATATGTTACTTTACGTCAAAAGGACGGAAAGAAAATAGGAGAAAAATCATGAGTACGAAACCTGTTAGTTTGTATTTGCAACCAGAACTAGTCGCTATAATTGACCAAGAAAGAGGCAATTATTCCAGAAACAAATACATTGAACACGAATTAATTGAACGATTTATGAAAAATTAACCGCTATGGAGGCAGGTATCACAGAGTATGATCTGCAATACCTATATAGAAAATCTGTATACATATAGAACGTATTGTTAATATATATACTTTTTTACTATTGCAGTTCCTCCTAGCGAATGCGCTTTAGAATTATGGAGGAAAAAATGAAATTTAAAGGAAACATAGACTTTGAAAATACACATGTTGATACTTTATTTAACCAACTTACAGATTTTAGAATTATAAAGGGGAGAATATCGAGCGACCCTACGTTTTATGAATTTGAAATAGAGATAGCAGGGGATACTAGCTTAATTAGGGTTTGTGCAGAGAAAGCTGATACTCCCAAGGAATTTAGGAAACAGTATCAGAAGTTAATGTATTATCCGACTGTCAGATTTACAAACATTGAGTGGGATAAATTTTTACAAGCAAGTGTATTTAATATGAAATTAATTGAAGCACCAGAGGAGTCTGATGCTGTTTTTAAAGCAAGGGAAATATTTGCTAAAATACGTCAATTTGAACCAACTACTATAATTGAAGACATCATTTCTGGAAAGGCGTTGTATGATCATAATGGCTATTACTACTTCCCTTCCTGGAAGGTCAAAGAAATCGTTGATACATATCATTTCCAGATACCATTCAATACCCTATCTACTGCAATGACGGAATTAGGATTAAAAAAGGCAGGCACTGACGTAATCCGATTAGACGGAATTCAAACAAGGTGTTGGGTTTTCATTCCAAAAGAGGTGGATCAATGATGCACCGTGACACCATATATAGAGATTTTTTTCAGAAAACATTAAAAAATGCTGTCACACTGTATCATATATATATACTGATACCGATTCTGGAGATACAGGAGATACACCATAAAGGAGTACTTTATGGTTTTTAAGACTAAAATTCACGGAGGGCCGGGATGTGGGAAGACATATTATCTGAAGGGGATTTATCAAGACTTCATAAAAGAGGGTTACAAACCTGAAAATATTACAGTCCTTACTTTCAGAAAGAATGCCGCAAATGACTTAATTAGTGCTATAAAGCCATATACGAGGCTTGATGAAAAGGAAGTTAAGAAGCACGTTGGCACATTTCATTCAATTTGTTTACGATTATTAGGAAATCCCACTGTAATTGATTCAGATGATTTGAAAGTCTTCGATGAAGCTTATGGATACAATTTTTCAAAAAGGACATCAGGTGCGGAGGAGTCTACCAGATCTGGCAACCTCTTAGATCTGTATACGTGGTTAAAAAATACCTGTACACCTATAGAACATTGGCGAAGGTATCCCGCTTCTGATAAGATAATTTTACCTTCAAATCAGATTAAAAAATGCTTTGGCCGCTATGAAACATACAAAAAGCGTGTAAAAGTGATTGATTATTCTGACATGTTACAAAATGTTCTTGATCAAAAGATACCGCTCGATACTTCTATTTTGATGATCGATGAATTCCAAGATCTGACGGTTCAAATGAATCACGTTTTCAATATGTGGGTTGAATCCTGCGAACATGTCTACATTGCAGGAGACCCTAATCAATCAATATACGGGTTCTTTGGCGGAAGCCCTGATTTCTTTACTAAATGGGATGCAGAGGAAATAGTCTTAGATGAAACTTTCAGACTTCTTGAACCGATCAAGAATTATTCCCGTGATTTACTTAAGTGTAACAAAATGGCTGCACCTGAGATGAAAGCAGTTGCAACAGATTCTAAGGTTATTATTCGCGTTTATTATGAAGCTAAATTACCATCCTTTCCTTCGGAGCTTCATTTAATCAGATGTAACTATCAAGCTTCAGCCATTGCAATTAAATTAGCCACGGAGGGAAAAGTCTTCGGTGGTGCTTATGGATGGAAGGACAGCGAGATAGAGGCCGCTAATGGTATCATAACGCTTCGTACTTCTAATGAAGCTGAGAGAACACCTAAACAGATGGTTGAGCTTGGGAAATTTTACAAGCACATTGATGTAGGTAAGATCATTTCTGGCAATATCTTCGATGGAATGATTACTAACAATAAATTATTAAGGGCTAAATTAGCTGGAATTGTAAATCGTACTCATATAATTACTCCTGATGAAGCTATGAATAGAAAGATTATGACAATTCACGGCGCGAAGGGATTAGAAGCCGATGCTGTTTTTTTGCATTTGGGAATTACACCAGAGATAAGGAAAGCTATTTTGATGCCCGGAGAGGAGCAGAGAGCTGAGGCTAGAGTATGGTACGTAGGAATTACTAGAGCAAAGAGGGTACTGTACTTGATAGAAGACATAAATTATTGTTATCCGTTGATGAATGAAAAGAATTACAACAAGGGGAGTTAAAATATGGAATTAAAAGAAGAAGACCATAAGTTACAGATTTTGAAGGTAAAAAATGTAAGATCAATTGCGTCAAGATACGAGATGCTAGATCGTTATAAGGAGAGGTACAAATGATTACTGCTATCGATATTCAAGAAATAAGGGCAACCATAATTCAAGACCCTGGATGCAAGGTTTATATTTGTATAAATGATCCACCCAAATTCTTGAAATTTGCAGCAGTGGAAATTTGCCCGGCGTTAGCTCCTCATGCTAAGTTAGTTCAAGATTTGAAATTAGGATTCATTAGTAAAGATGAGTTCAAAAGGAAATATTCACAATATTTAAAAAACAACCCCTTAACTAGAGAATTAGATAACTATATAGTTGCAGAGTCAAAAATAAAAAACGTCTATTTAGTTTGTAACTCCCATTCTGATTGTCATAGAGTGGCATTAATGAGCATATTTGACAATATATTGAGTCACGCTATAGTTTAAGTTGCGGCACAAAATACGTACTAATTTCAGTTGAGTCACGGCATAATCTCAGTTCTGAAATAACTATATAAAAAATCCGTGCAGAATTTAAAGAGTAATGGTGAAATTTATTGCCCGCCTGAGAGGATGTGCAATCACCATATTCGACTAATAGAAGTCAAGACGGCGCGCTCGAAGTCAAATCTAAACTCCAAAAAATGGCTGTTATGTATCACGGTCAAGTGGTCTTTATTTTTTTTTTAAAAAATTTGTATAAACATTTTGTACTGGAATACGGGTTAATCTCAGCCCCGTCACGGACACAGGGTATTCATTCTGGCGCCATCGTATCAAACCAATCTACTGTCAGCTAGTGACTTTAAAATATGATTTATATATAATTAGTCTTATATTAATAATTAGGAATCGGAGGGTTTAATTTCACCGACCCCGCTCAAACGTTTCTAATTTTCAATCTCTATTCTTTCTGGCTTGCGTTAGCCTTCGACTTTCTAGTTAATTTCTTGATAAATTAGAATTCCTGATCTTTTAGACTGTTAAAATGTTAGGTAGTCCAATTAGTTTATAAAGTTTCAAAGTTGCCCTATAATTATAAGGCTATGTTTATAATGGTCTTTTTTGCCATTGAAGTTAGGCGTATCGAAGGGTAAAGTATATGATCATTATATTTGGTGTCTTCTGATGGCGTTTTTGGGCATTTGTCATTTCTATGCCTATAGTCTGTGGAACACTGTTTCACTCTGACGCATAGTACCCATCGCCCGCGATTGATTTGTTCACTGAGTTAACCCAACGCACCCCCAAACCGGAGAATTTGAATACAACTCGAACTATGTCAACTTCCCACACTTTCCACCGGAACCGTGGGTAAAACCAATTCAGTTCACAAACGAAGTGTTACGATTGTTAACATGTTAACATACGAAGCGCGTATTCATTGAAGATCTTGATTTATAGCACGATTTTATGATTTTTCTTAATTTAGTAAAGGTGTTTTCCATTGCAGTATTTGAGCACCATGTAATAAATATCGAAGAACCAAAACTATTATATAATTTATTGTTGATTATTATAGTATATGCCCGGCGAGTTTACACAACTGGACAAGGATATCTGGAAGGAGTTGCCCGATAGACACGTTCACAAATCCGGCAATATCTACGCTGCAAAAGAATATACAGTGGGCTATGAGGTCCGCGTGTTCGTCCGAAAAATAGAAGGATAAAGCAGGGAACGTTTTTTTCGCCACGCGAGATCACACTGTTAACAATTGAACAAAATTAATTGAGATGAACAAATATGAAAGACGGTCACAAAATATACGAAATCCCGCTATTCAAAACAGGAAATAAAGATTATTGGACCAACCTGCAAGTGGTGTCGGTTAATCCCGAATCGTTCGATGTACAGGTAAACGGCGACGCTTTCCCCAGTCGAGTTCTAACATTTAATGACGAAGATTTTGACAACACCCAAGGCCCAATAATTATAGATTTGAAACCTCTTGGCCTTGAAAAGTATTACACAGAGACGGAACTACCCACCGAGTTCGAACTGCCAAGAGAAATTCTGACAGAGCGAGTAGAGGGCAGAAGACTATTCGTGCTGGCGAAAGGTGCGTTTTGGATAGATAGTTCAGTTGATCCCTTGCGATATTTCTATATATCGTGTGGCACACTCCGTATAAAACAGGGCGATAAAGAGGTCACGGTGGATAAAATAGACGTAATAGAGGGTAAAAAAGTTGTTAAGGTCGAAACCTTAGAATTGGGCCGCCCATACCTTGAGTTACAGACACACGTCGCTGAGGCGTTCGCGGACAGCATCAAATTACATCAACAGTTATACATGAAACTCGTTTTCCGGGGTAAATCTTTGCTGGATGGTGTTGATTATTACGAGCTGATTAGGAAACCTTCTAAAGACAAGTGGTCAATGGTTCAACAATACTTCGAAGATTTCGGCACAGGCGAAAAAACTTTAAATGGCTTGCTCACACGTTATCCCCAAGCTGTTGCGAAAATGTTAGGAGCATCAATCGAAGTAGAGTCTTGAGCCCACATTCTTTTTACTTTTTCCGGATGTCGGGGTAAATCCGAGAGCCTTCAAGGCGCGGTGCCCCGGTCTGATGTGTAGTATCAATATCCGTTTTAATGCGGTCCCCCGGTCTGATGGATGATATCGATATCCAGTTGGTGGAGCACTGATATCAGTTTTAATGCGATCCCAGGCTTGGTCTCTGGTTGCTCAAGTCTGATGAATATCCGGATGCACTTTGGCATCGGTTGACGTTTCCCTTCAAGGGAAATTCTTGGAATACATAATCTCAAGTGGTATAGAACCTGCCCTCCAAGGGCCGTTTTTATCTCATTTGTTAAATAATAATATCAAATATTACGCTGAGATAATAGCATCGGTTGACGCGCTGCTTCAAGCAGCGTTCTTAAAATATATTTGTGCCAAAAAAATAGAAAGAAACGAGGCCAAAATCCGGCAATTGAATAGAGAATTTAAGAAGAGAAAAGACGAAAAGATGAGGGAGGATGATTAAATGTTATGCGTGATTCACGAAAACAATACAGGGGGAGTCGAATTGAAAATATATTGTATTCAAAATGACGGCGATTGCGATACATGCGGTCTTGTGAACTACGGCAAAGACTGCAAAAATAATAAAATCGAAGAAGTGTAGGTGAAGGAGTGTAATGGATCCCATTACACTCCAATTCCACGTTAATATCGCATCACAAAATTCAGGTGAAGGTGCTAAACGGATTCCATTACACCCCACGGTGTTTATGATTCTATAGTATTTATACTTCTGTGCATCGAGAAAAGATTACGGAGTTCCTGCCTGCGCTAAAGCATCCGGGCTTCTGACCTACCCCAATACAGTGGGTGCAGTGCATCCGACCTTCTTCTCCCAATACTGTAACATCCGGCCTTCTTCCCGTGAACTTTTTTCGATGCCCAGGCGACTAAGGTAACATCCTTTCATAACCAGTTACAGAAGACCAATAACTACTTATTGTATAACTGCATGTGTAGTACAATGGTTAAGACTCACGTACGAACGGGTCCGAAGGGACAAACGTACATTTACATTTCTTCGTTTTTGCGAGACGATTTGGGAATAAATATGGAAAGTAAAGTTGACATCACCAAAGAAAACGGTAAAATCGTAATAACAATTGGGAATGAAAAATGAAAGACGGTTGCATTCATAGTCGATTCTTTGATCCAACTGGGCGTGGCAACTACGGGGGGGCATATTATACATGTCAATTGAGATTAAATACCATAAACGACCCGGCAATTTCTTGTAATGGGGGCGCTGCAATGAAATCTAAGTGCCCGGAATGGGGGCCAACTGTAATAGCCGAATCGTATTTTCTAAAAAAATCGAAAACTGACAAAATAAAGAAGGCTTAAAACAATGAAAAGATGTACCAAATGTGGGACTGAGAAGGATGAGAATGAATTCCATCGAGATATAACACACACAGACGGGCTTCGGCCTTATTGCAAACAATGTGAGGCAGAATATAATCGATCAAGGCATGGAAAACACACACAAACGGTTAACAACTAAAATGTACAATAAATGTACAGGTTTTGGTAGAATCAAAAAAAGAATGCCAAAATAATATATAAATTCAATCAAAAAGATTATCAGAATAGTAAGCCCGCCTGGCTCTCAATCCAGGCAGACTGAAATTGATATAGAGAACCTAACGGATAATTAGGGTCCCCTAATATTTAAATATATTCTTACCAGATTTTCAAAATTTCTGAGTATTGTACACTCAGCGTATAACAATGGTTGTACAGAGATTTAAGTCTTTTGGGGGCTAAAATTAATCGTTAAGTTTCTCTTTTTTCGGTTCCAGTCGGCTTTTCTGTTTCTGAATTTCAGGAAGAAAGACAATGGAAAAACCAACATATTTTGTGAATAAATTCGAATCGTCGGTCACTGACCCCTCCGAATTATTAAAGTTTCATACGTTGTTGATGCGATCCACGCCTAGCGGATACTCTCCCTTTTATTTCCCACTGGTAAAGAACGATAAAGAACCGATCGAAAATATAAGCTGGAAAAACAACCGGAAAACCATTCAACAAGCTGTATACTTGATGAAAAAAGGCCACAATATCGGGATATGTGCTACTGGGAAAGATCCGCTTTGCATCGTAGACAGGGACGATCTCACCCAGGCACCCGAGATAAAGCCAACACTTCAAATAACATCAAGAAAGCGAATAGGGCGGCACGATTATTATTTTGCTATAGATGGAACTGCTAAAAAGAACATACCCACAAAGAACGCGGGAGAAGTCCGAGCGGTTTGGTATTATGTGGTTGCTCCGGGATCTTATGTACCCTGCTCAGAAGAACAAATTAGCCGGATGCCCGAAGAAGAAAGACCTTTCGCAGGCAAATATACCGTTAACAACAAACTCGCCGTTTCTGAAATAACATTCGATGAGTTGCCAGAGGTTTACAGGGCACGATACGCTGAAATGAGACATGATGAAATTCAGGCAGTCATCAGAAACGTGGGTAAAAAGTCGAACGACGCGAACAAAGGCGGTAAATATAGAAGTGCGTTATGGGATCTGGATATCACGGACGTGTCTGGGGTCCGAGAAACAGGCAATCGGAAGGTTCCAATACCTACTATTATACATGGGTCAGGGACTGGGCACAATTGCAATGTAAGTAATGGTTTACTGCACTGCTGGAGGCATGAAGTATACCATAACGCTTTTTCTTACCTGGCTATATTAGCGGGGGTTTTGTCGTGCGAGCGCTCAGGACGAGCTCATGGTGGGCGATATTTTGGGGTCGACTTTCAGGATGGTTATACCGTATTTGAGGTATGGAAATACGCGAAGAATAGCGGGCTTATACCCGAAAATGATCCTATCCCATCGTCTGCACTTTCATATTATGCTATTCAAAAGGGAGTATGTAAGAAAGAAGATTTAACAGACGGATATAGGCTGAGTGATATCGCTTATACTATTACTCTGGTAATTGGCAAAATGGAGGGGTTAAACTTTGGCAGAAAGTAACCCTCCTGAACAATTTAAAGACATAGTCGAACTTTCCGAATATGCAAAGACGATGTCAGACATTGACGAGATGATCAGGTTTGTAGAGGCTGAGAATTTAAAACTTGATTCACCGTGGGGTGTGGAAGACCTCAGTGGCCTGGTGAATAAAATATCAACTCATATTAGGGAAACTCAGCCCGACCGTCTTTATAACCAATGTAATGAAGAAATGAAAAACTTAGTTCGTGACGATGACAAGGATAAGAGAGTTGAACAGGTTAAGAATTTCGTAAAATGTAGCACTTTGCTGAAATTAAATGAAGACGAAGCGTTAGAGATAATTATTAACACTTGTGAAAAATTCGATTTAAAAACGAAATGGGTAAGTGTTATAACCAAATTTTACAAACGATTGAAGAGCGAGGCTACAAATAAAAACAGCACATCTAACGCAAAACAAAAAGACGATCAAGGGACCACAGAAGAAAGTAATGAAGAATATCCACAATGGGCTAGGGACAAAGCCAATGAAATACTAGACAACGGCGATCCGTTCTTATATATCCGCAAAACGTGGAACACGCGACATATTGGAGATAAGAACATCGGGGAGAATCTCCTATGTTCAATTGCCGGAACGATGATACCAAACACATGGCTTGGTCTGCATATGAAACCGAGCGGGGCAACCGGTACGGGAAAAAGCGACGCAATGGATGACATGTTAGATTTGCTTCCTGAATATAAATACATTACCGGGTCGCTGTCTTCAAAAGTGTTGTTTTACGATAAATCATTAAAAAAAGGGACCATAGTATACTCGGATGATGCTAAAGTAGAGGGGGATATAGTTGTAACACTTCGAGCAATAACATCCCACTATCAAAAAGAAGCCATACATCGAACATTAAACAGCGACCTGGTAGTCAACGTATGCAGCATCCCCCCGGGGTTACGCTTTGGATGTCATCAGTTGATAGTATACCAGACGAGCAACTACAGACACGGTTCTGTATAGGTGACACTGATGAAAGCACTGACCAAGACGAGAAGGTAAACAACTACCAGAAAAGCCGAGCAACCCGTATATATTCGGTTGACCCAGATGACGATACGTTAACATGTCGTTGTATATTTGATACGATTTTTCAGAATGAATGCGCTGTATATGCTCCGTTGGTTGACGCTATCGTATGGAACGACGACTCGCACCGCCGAAATTTTGATAAATTTCAAGATATGCTGTTTAGTATTACGCTTTACAACTTCCGGAATCGGGAGAAAGTACACGGAGGCATAGTTTCGACACTTGCCGATTACGATAGAGCGCTTGAGGTTTACAGTGGCACCGCTGCAAATAATGCATGTAATCTCAATGGGAAGGAAATTGGAATCATGAAAGTGATCCAGCATAGCCCCGGCAGGATAATAACATTTACTGAAATCCAAGAAAAAACAGGGGTTAAAGAAACAAATCTCCGGTATACGATGAATGGGCGCAACGGGAGTGATGGGCTTCTAGGAAAAGTCAAAGGGCTTTCAAAATTAGAGAAAATGGAATCACTAGGCACCGTGGATGGAACAGTTAGAACGAGCACAAAAAGCACTGTGTATAAGTACACTGGTGGTTTGTTTGAAATTAACTCAAAGTTGTTTCAATCCGCAGATATCATAGACCGGGATAAAGCTGAAAGGCTCACACGTGAATTCATTGAAGCCGATTACGAAAATGCTACCGCCACTCACAACTCTCACACAACTCTCACACCCAATGTGAGAGATAAAAACGATAACAGTATAGTATATAATAATAATAATAATAATACAATAATCACAGATATAGGAGAGAGAGAGGGGAGCTTTTGTAAAAATAATGGTAATATTGAAAAAACATTTTTTAAAAATATAGGTATAGGTCTCTCAGGGGAAATTTGTGAGGATTCAAGTAAATCGTGTCAGCCGACGACGAAGGCATCTCTCACACCTCTCACAACGGTGTCAACCGATGCCGAAAATAAATGTGAGAGGTCGTTGAGCGATAATTCCGATGATTTGAGTAAATTGTGTCAGCCACCTACGATTACGGATTCAGAAGTTAATGTGAGACCTCTCACACCTAATATTGAAGAAAAATTAACAATGTCTGACCTGTTGAGAAGAGACTTAAAAAATTACGCAAGATCCGGGTATAATTCAGTCGTTGATAACGTCCCGGTGTTCGTTGGAGACTTCAATAAAAAGTATCCGGGATTTGTGAAGAGTCTAGGATTACAGGCCGTTCTCTCTAACGCCGAGCGATTAAATGAAAGAGGGTGGATGTAAATGCAAACTTACCCCCCCGTAACTCAGCAGGTTGACCCCAATCACAATCAGGAAACCGTGATATTCCGGTTGCAGTCAGTGAACAGACCTGGCATTGTGGGTCTGCTAGATTACCTGCTTGAATCGGACTACTTCACCGCACCTGCAAGTTCATGCTTTCACAACTCGTTTCGTGGCGGTCTCTGCCACCATTCTCTCTCTCTGGTCCATGCTTTCAGTGCTGCGAACAAGCAACTTATGAAACCCCTTCCCCCTGATTCTGTGGTCATCTGCGGGCTTTTGCATGACTTGTGTAAGATCAATGCGTATCTCCCGGCAGGTAATGGTTACAAGTCCGTGAAGGGCATAAAAGGTCATGCCACCTTATCGCTCTCAAGGATAGGAGAACACATCCTACTGACCCCAGAAGAAGACGATATTATAAGATTTCATATGGGGCTTTTCGGGATTTTCACTTATCGAGAACATGATACCTTGTCAATGCATCGGGCAATCTTGCGGACTCCACAAGTTCAAATATTTGCAGCCCTGGACATGGCAGACTCAAAAAGAAAAGGGGCATTTTAATACACTGGGCGGTCACTCCAATAACCTTATTAACATTCAAAACGAAAATATATAGCAAATTTTGCTTTAAACCGCGCTATTTGCGAAAAGAGTGGGTACAAATGCGAATTAATCACATTATAAAAAACGATCTGGAAACACAAGCGAAAACCCTTAAAGGTGCCGGAAAGACCCTTGAAGAGATTTCGCAAATCTTAACGAAAGAATCGAAAACTCCTATAAGTTTGTCTTCGGTTTTCCGGTATTTCGATTCAAACGAAAACGCCCTGGTTCAGGCTATCGAAAAAAGCGATAAATTACGGGCCAAGGTAGCCGATGCCGAAATCAATACCATCACGAAAAGAGTTGAAATAATTGATCAGTTTTTGGAGATATCCGATCAGGCTATATCCCGGGGGGATTTTAGGGCCGCAGTTATGGCGCTTAGGGGAGCAACTGACGCTCAAGACAGCCTGGACGAGAGATTGGGCAGACTGAAGGCCCCAACGAACACGAACAATATTAACATTCTAAACATTCAGGAGCAAACAGCCCATGCCAGAGAACGCTTCAATGCTGCAATCCTTTGCGTGTCTAACAGCAGCGCAGAGAGAGACTATTCTCAATAATTTTTCAGATGAAGAGCTCTATTATCTTCAGCACGATTGGCAGTTGTTAGCCAGACCTGCACAACGGATGCCCCCCGGCGGTTGGTTTACCTGGCTCCTTCGATCGGGTAGAGGGTACGGGAAGACAAGGACGGGCTCCGAAACGGTTATAGAATGGGCTGCACATGGATACACTCCCATTGCTCTTGTGGGCCGGACTAAAGCCGATGTGCGCGATACTATGGTAGAGATAGGGGATAGCTCTATAATGCGGGCAGCGCCTCCCTGGTTCAGGCCTGTGTACGAGCCTTCTAAGAGACGTTTAACTTTTCCTAATGGTTCGATCTGCCTGATCTATTCCGGTGATGAATCAGACCAACTGAGAGGTCCACAGCACCAAAAGGCTTGGGTTGATGAGTTGGCTAAGTTCCGCTATCCGCAGGAAACATGGGATAATCTGGAAATGGGGTTGAGGATAGGCGATAATCCGCAGGTTATCTGCACGACTACACCGAGGCCAATTAAGACAATTCGAGACTTAATTGCAGACTCCAGAACCGTACAAACCCGAGGCAGCACGCTAGATAATTCTGCAAACCTTAACCCGCTGTTTGTCGAGCGGATGAAATCCAAATACGAAGGCACGCGGTTAGGTAGGCAGGAGATTAACGGGGATATCCTGGACGATAACCCGGAATCCCTGTGGAAACGCTCGGACATTGACAATAACAAGGTTAGACAGATCCCGGAACTCACCTATGTAGTCGTTGGGGTTGATCCTGCAGCCACTTCAAAAGACGGGTCAGATGATACGGGCATAATTGCTGCAGGGAAAAGTAAAGACGGGCATTATTATATCCTGGGTGATTATACCATTCACGGATCGCCTCAGAAATGGGGTGAGGCGGCTGTTACTGCTTATCACAAACACCAGGCCAACAAAATCGTAGGCGAGACCAACAACGGCGGGGAAATGGTCGAACATACCTTAAAGACAATTGATCCAAGTATACCCTTCAAAGCAGTCCATGCTAGCCGGGGAAAGGCCACAAGGGCGGAGCCGGTAAGCGCACTCTATGAGCAAGGGAGAATTCATCATTTTGGGACCTTTCCCGAATTAGAAGATCAGCTTTGTGAGTGGGTACCGGGAGCAGGGAAAAGCCCCGATAGGTTAGACGCGCTTGTGTGGAGTATAACTGAATTAGAGGGGAAGACGCCTTTTGAGAAATTCAGTCTTTCAAGCGTAGCAACAACGAGATTCAGAGGTTAAGAAAAGACTGATGAAACTGGAAGAGAACACCCGGTTCGACCAGGAATTAAAAAGAAAGATAATTATAAAATTAAATGGAAGTAGCGTAAAACCGCGAGGGGACACAAATGAGTGAAATATCAGAAGACGATCTACAGAAAAGAATCGAGGTCTTAGAAAAACAACTTGAAAGCATAAAATATTTGGAATTGGTTTTCGGGGTTACAGTAGTGATTATGATTTGCGGCCAGTTGTTGGGGTTTATCGCTTCAACGTCAGACCAACCGCTTCGATCCGTATACCAATTTCGTGATTATATAATCTACTGGTTCACGAATTGAGTCAACTTCTCATGCTAAAGCAATGAGCTTGTAATAGGGCTCTAGTTGACCAGTCTAAGTCTTAAATGACTACGTTGGATTTGTCATGATACCTACGAATGCTTCTTCAGTTTGTAGCTCTATCGCATAACATTAAAAATCCTATTGAGATGTGGATGGTGTGTTATGTCCAACAAGCATTTCCAACATTGACGAGAAGAGAAACGAAAGTTCGTTACCCCAGAAATGGGAGGGAGAGTTATTAACTCTCCACCAAATTTAAAAAAGATGACGGAATTCCTCTCCAAGCTAAAGCGTGGGAGCTTCCTTCCTTATGAACCGTGAAACTTTCAAAAATTTAGTCCCGCCACAGGGACAAGATGAACACGAATTACTCGAACAGAATATCTTAAAAGACGGATACGACACGTCTTATCCCATCATAATTTGGAATAATACAATTATAGATGGGCATAACCGTTATGAACTATGCCAAAAACTCTGTTTATATTTCTTTTTTTAATGTGACCTATGTGTTTCTTATGCTTTTTTGCTGTTGGGGTGTCCACTCATCGATAGGTAAAATATGCGTTTTTGAAATTAGTTTTTCATTGATATCGATTTTAAAAAAAGCGTTTCATAGTCTTTGGAATGAGGGTTTACTGATTCACATAGCTCTAATCAACCGATATCGAAAATTTTCGTCGAGTAAACAAAATTGGATAAAACACTAATTCAAGATTTCCAGTAGTAAGCTCAAAAGGTATATTTCTTTTGTAATATTTTGGCGCAGCCTTAAATATTTTTTATTTTATGATCAAATTTATTCAAATCCCCCTTCCAAGAATTCCCCATTCTATAAGCCTTTTTTCTATGTCCCTCATTTCGTAATCTGTAAAAGAAAGGCTCTGGTAATGCTTTAGAGATGTTATAGGGTCGTGACCTTGTCTGGAATATATTTCTATCTATGGGATTCCAGTCTTTAGCATCCAGCTCTCGATGGTTTTTCTTGGAGTTTTTGGTCCAACTTTTGGGTTTATGCCTACTTTCTCTGACCACCTAGCTAAATCTTTGTTCCATGAAGATCTATAAGGCGGTTTCTTTCCATTGAGGAAATGAGAAAACACATAGGAAAAAGTAGTAGGCAATTTATCAATAGTCCTTTTAGGAAGCTTTTGCTTTTCCTTTTTCTGTGCTTCTTTAGGCAGTATGATCTGGTTTCTTTCTTTGTAGTACCATTGAGGATTTTCATAGAGCCTTTGAAGCTCGATGTATCTAAGGCCTGTAATTGTGTTAATCTCAAAAATAGCTTTCATTGCCTCAGGAATAGCATTTATAAACCTCTCATATTCCTCTACAGTTAGGACCTTGGTTCCATCTGCTGTAACTAGCCCATTTTCCATGAAGATGATAATAGCTACATAATATTAAAAGGTAGCTATTTTTGGCTCATATGTTAGTTATTTGCCCTAAAAAGTAGCTGAAAATCAAAGAAATAGCTACCTTTTATCATAAAACGTAGCTATTTTTCAGATATCACCAGAATTAAAGGAATTAGATAGCATATTACTATTTTTGGTTTTCTTCTTATTCTATTATTTCCTTAGAAAGGATTTTTTGCAACGGAACCGGTTGGAACTACTGTAGATATTCAGAATAGAGTTGAGCCTGCTAAAGAAGCTTTCAAGCAGATAAAAGCAAAAGTAAAATCCTTATCTTGTGAACCTTTGGAAGAACACCTAATTTTTGATAATATGTCAATGTTTGATTGGATTATAATCAGGGGGCGCAGCAAAAGTTCTGGTATGGCAGAAGGTCAAGAGAGATGTTCTGGAAAGAGTTATAACGATGTATACAGGCATGTGTTTAAGTCAAAAACGTACAGGACGTTGCGAAGTAAGGCTGGTGTTAGCAACGTAACTAACTGTAACCTCGTTACGCACAATGGAAAGAATGTGACTAATAAGAAAGATATGGATTTCATGGAATCCTGACAATAAAAAATGATGTTCTCGCAATAAAGAAGAAATCTTAATGGTATAAAGATTGTACTTCTTTAAGTAAAGTAAGTAGTATAGTACCGTTAGCTGCTGATATAATAAAATTATGATTTATAGTTGAATTGGAAAAGAGTTTCATTATAGATTTTATCCTTATCATATGTAACCAAGTTACAGTTGGTTACGGTTTGTAGGAAAACAGATTTTGCTTCCTGCAGAATCCTACAAAATGTTAATATCCATGGTGTTTTTAATGTTCTTTGTTTTGCAACTAAATTTTTCTTCTGTATTGTGATTTTTTGCAACCGTACTAAAAATTTAAATATGTAAAATAGAAAGTAAACAATGATGACAGAAACAAAAATTTGTGTATCTTCAAGAAATTTAACGTTGGATCTGTTAAAGGGTATTGCAATTCTTAACATTGTTTTTATTCACACAATTTTCTGGTCTGGAAGTACTTACAACGCTAATGATACTCTCCGTCAATTATCTTTAATTGTAGACGTGTCCTTGTTCTTCTTCCTTAGTGGATGGGCTGCAAATTACCAGAAAAATAATATCAAAATCTTCACCGCTCGCATTTTTAAGCTATATGTTCAGTATATCGTGATGATAATTTTCATGGTCATCATGTTGATAGCAGTATTTGGCCACAACGTTTCAAGCTTGCCAATTGCAGGTTATCTGTCAATCGACACTAATAGCAATTCTTACGAGTTGCCTGTAATATTTGGTTCGCTGTGGTTCCTAAAAGTATTTTTTATAGTTTACTTGTTGACACCTTTATTAGTATGGGTTTCTAAGAATAAGCAGAATTCTTTATTTCTGTTGTTTGGATTATTGTGTTTAATTTCGATGTCAACTTTTATAAATAATAGCATATACAATGCTCCATTATTCTTTACATCGCTACGCTACATTATATTTTATACATTTTTTTATTTTGCTGGGATAATTTTATATGATAACAAAATAACTTTAAGACAGTGTATTTCATATATCTCGGGGACGCTTTTAATAGTTTCCTTATATTTTGTTACGAGTAAAGAGACGTTCAATCTTCAAAATAATAAGTTTCCACCATCGCTAATCTATCTTTTAGCCTCAATTTTCTCGATAGTCGTTGCATTATACGCGAAAAATTTAGAAGGCTTTTTTAAAAAATGTCCACGATCCGTGATAGTGTTCTTAAGTTTTTTAGGGAAGAACGTCTATACAGTGTATTTATACCAGGGATTTGGCGCCTCGATATTATTTCTTATAATACCAAAAGTGTATCCAATCATAAATAATTGGGCTTATATGCTTATCTTATGTTACACAATAAATCTGATGATAACACTATGTTTGACATTTATATTTGTACATGTTAACAAAAAAATATTTGAAATTTCCGACATCTTATTTCCGAAACTTATTCTCGGGGAGCGCGGAGGCACAGCGGGAAGACTCCCTCCTTCAGGTGGGGGATGAAAGCGGAGCCTCGCATGTAAGTTAATTTCACTTTTCTTAGTCGTCATTTCTATTTTGGTTATATTAAAAATCTGCCATCCAATGTAAGGATGCACGAATAGGTTCCAAAGTATAACTGTAACCAAATAATATAACAGAATAAACTAAAATGAAAGCCGGATGTGACCAAATATGCAAAAAAGAAAGATGAACGAAAGAAAAGGAACTATTTTTTGCTAAAACAGTATTCATTGCCCATATCAGTTAAAGAAGAACAAGAAAGATAATGAAAGTTTTTCATGCTTCATGCATGAGCCAACGGCTCATGAGCGTTTCTCATTGTTTTTTTACGTATACACTTATCGAAGGGTAAAATATAGCCTCAATATATTCAAGCCCATCCGACCACGTTTTAACGAATCTGTCATTTCTGTTCTCATAGTCTATGGAACATGACTTAAGTCGTCGACATAGCCTACGTCAGCCGATAGCGTTTAAAAAGTTGGGTTTACTCAATATTCTTGTTTTTATGGAATTTTCTGGTTTTTGAGGATTCTATAAAAAACGAATAACCTAGAGTTATAATTAACTCAAATTTTCAGCTTTTTAGCACGAATAACAATAAAAGTGTTACTTCTAGTTACGCTTGATCCTAAAAGTAACAAACCCCTATTTTGTCTTTTTGTTTATGGAATTCAAATAAATCCTCCAAGCCCTAAATTCCCTCCAATGACGGCGGCAGTAGCAGTTAAAAAGATCATTAGAATGGTATATTGTACCCATTTTTCTAGAGTATCTGCTAGATCCATTCTGAATATATTAAATGGATAAACGAAAAAAACCCCACCAACAAGACCGTTCAATGCATCAGCTACTATCCAAGCGTGATGTTCGGCGTGAGCTTCCATTACAACACCAAATGACACAAAAAGAAAAGCAATATAATAAATCCCTAACGCAATTTTACTAATAACCCAATGAATCTTATTTACCGGCCGTTTTACCCTTTTAATTCCTGTCGGCGGGCAATTGCCTAATGTTCGATGTTTATCTTTAAGCCATTTAATTTTTTCTGGCGAATCCCACGGATGTCCTTCCATACCCGCACCCTATCTTTTTATAATCAAACTTGCTTATTAACTTTTTTAAATCCAGTGGGCAGACAATCATCCAAAGTTTTACATTTTTTAGTCCGCTTAGTAGGTTACCTTTAGTCATTACCCTCACCCCATTCTGATTATCATTATGATATCAAAGTGAACACTAATATACATTTAGTTACAAAATATATCAAATATGCAATTTAAACGACCAAAAGTACGTATTTTGATTTCAATCCCTGCGGAATTAAATGATATGATCAATGAATACAACAAAAATAATCCATACGAACCCCTGCACGTAAGTGAAATTGCAAGTAAAGCAATCTCTTATAAATTGAAACAATAATCTATTTACAATTGTAAACATTTGTAAACGTTATGCAACAAGAGAAAGTTACTGTAAGTGCGCGTATTACAAAAGAAATGTATACGTTTTGTTTACAAGAATATATAAACATGAGTGTAGCTATCAACGCAGGTTTGGAATTACTGAAAGAAAATAGTTTACAAAATCATTTACAAAAAGAAGAAAATCATTTACAAAATGTAAACAATTGTAAACGTGATGAAGAACAATTGCATGAAAAAGATGCAGAAATAAAAGAATTACAAGAAAATATAATAAAAAATGTAGAAACTAGTAAAGAAATAAAAGAATTAAATGAAAAAATAGTAAATAATCTCACAGAAAGATTAGAAAATAATGAATTAACTAATAATTTGATTATTACGGAAAAGAATAATCTCATTGATACTTTGAAAAATGAACTTGCAGATAACAAACAAATGCATAATAATTATTTCTTACAAATGCAGACTTTAATAAATCAAAAGTTAATTGAGGCTCCGGGATCGAAAAAATGGTTCGAATTCTGGAAGAGATAGAAATCATTTGGATTGCATGAGGCTGCCAAATTTTTACATCCATCTTATGAGATTTTTGCACCACAATTGTATCATCTGCCATTAGATCTCTTCTGTTGTATTGTACAAGTAAATGATACAAATGGATTAAACTAAATTATAAATAGTTATTAATATTCTATTTTACATGGACTCACAAGTAAAAGCTGCTTGGATACTTGGTGGTTGTACGATCGTAGCTGCGATCATAGGAGTTATATTTAATGTAGGTGGCATCACTAACATTTTAAAACAAGATATGCCACCAAATTTGCCGCATTTTGAACCTAATGTAAAAATTGCTTTTCCACTAAATACAGTTCAAATTCAGGATACTGTAAGTGGAACTGCAAAAGATATTCCTGAAGGGAAACAGCTCTGGATTTTAATTTATCCAAAAAATGCATTAAAATATTATCCTCATCAAGTAG